GTCTGCGACTGAAGTTGACCAGTTTGACCGGGCTGAATGGCAGCACCGGGCTGAGAAATGTATCGAGGAAATTCCATATAAGGAACACACGATTTCGGCGGAAGAGGCACATCAAGTGATGGAGTTAAGAACTGAACGTTCACAACGCTCTCTTGGAACACGTTCGCAACACCCGGATTGTATTGAGTTGCTGTAAGAACACGTCCAGCGCGGATTGTAGAACGAATCAGACGAGCTGGAGAGTTCACAAAGTTCATAATGAGCTGAATGTTGTTAATCATGAATAGTCCAGTATCCCATTCGAACTCATCAGCAAAGGCAAAAGGAGCCAATACAATAGGTTCAGTGGAACGCCATTTGTAATAGATGTTGAAAGGGCCTTGACCGACACCAGCTGCGGTAGGAACACCATTCACAGAGTTGTACGCAGCACCAGCATAAGCGGGTACAGCAGTTCCAAGAGGATTACCAGCTGGATCAGTGAAGACCAAACCGGGAAATGCACCATTGGGTACGTTATCGTAATCCAACAAAGCATCATATCCTCCTAGAGGATTAGCCAGACACCCATAAGCATCATTGTAATTCTGAAACTTATCAAGCATTGTGGGAGTAGTGCGGCAAATACGATTCTTTTTATAGTCAGTGAGGCGCAATACTTCCTTCAACACATCTTGAGAGTTAATTACAGAAGTTGTATCATTGATAGTGGCCGAAAGGGTAGAACAAAGAGAATTCAAAGGAAGAGCGGTCAAAGCAAAATCACGACCGGGAACAAGTAGAGAATCACCTACAACGGGAGCGGCAGAAAGATTCAACACAGAGGTCATGAAGCAAGTAGAAGACCATAGCAATTTCTTGTCCACAAAGACGTTCTCTGAGGGAACGTAAATATTGTATGTATGCTGTGAAGCAGTTGCGGCAATCGCGTTAAATGGTGCATTCGAGAGGCTCAACGCTCCTTTTTCAACAGCAAATCGTGGCCGAGATTGAACAATACGAGAATCGAAAATACTTTCTTTGACGATATCAGAGGACATTTTATAATGTTATTTAAGATAATAATTTTGGAATTAATTAGACTGCTGGATATCGTCCTCTTGCGCCAATCTTCTTAAACATAAATTTCAAACTTGTAGTCGACAAATTATAAGCGTTAACCGGATATAGCTGGTTGTCAAGACGATTCTTCCAGAATACAGATATGTTGATAGATCTAATTTCTTGTTTACTCGTGGTAAGAGAACTCATTCTATATTCAGCATTAGGTGCATAGTAAATAAAGTTTCGATAGTCATGTGCGCCACCATTGGAAGTATCAAGAGCAATATCAGTGATAATAGGTTCGAAAGCAGCCGCAGACGTCGGTGCTGAATTACCAGTATTAGATGTTCCGAGTACGTTTGGTTGCGAAACGGCTTCTGTCTTAACCGGAAGCATACTTGTCGTAAATACGATCGAAGAGATAGGCGACCACAGAGAATCAATCGATTTGAAGTCTTGTGTCATTATCCAATATGCTTTTTGTGCTGTTGCTGGTACATATCCAGCTGGAATGATACCCGCATATGGTGGGTTACGATAATCCTTAACGTTCTCATAGAACTTATTCGATACCATCATTTCATTCACATATCCAACTGGAACTGGATTTGGAAAAGCTGGATATACTAGTCCATCGTAGGTTATTGTTGATATAGTAGGACTATTCCAATATATCGTAGGGAAGTTACTGAATAGACCATACATGTTGGTGTTAAAAAACAATCTCATTCTTGGGCTAGTAGCAGCACCGGGACTTGCTGGAGTGAAACTCAATAATCTTTCACCAAATCCATTCGAATCCAAGTACATGCTGAAAAGGAATGTTACCTCATTATATAACATTTCGGGTTGATACACTGCATCACGAAACAAAGTGAATGTTGCGAAAGGAAATGAAGTCGTGAGTCCCGGATAGGCTATCCACTGAGCTTGAAAGTTATTATACAGTGTCTGATATGCTTGTAATAATGTAGCATTAACCAGAGTTAACCAATAATTATACGAGGAAACCCAATAATATCTCGTAGATATATCTTGAACGGTAGTAGGTTTCCTTGGAAGCGGTGCTAAAATTACATTTTTATTCTCTGGAACATATTGGATAAATGTTGGGTCTGGTGTAATATTAAATGAAATAAGACCCAGATTAGTGTTAAAATTTTGCTGTAATGTAATCGCCATCGAATATGTTGTATTATTTTCAGACCCAGCCGATCCAGTCGGATCAATCTGAATGGTCGGAATAAACAAAGGCAAATCTAAATTAGGGCCATTCATAGTGAAACGAATAATACTAAATTCATATTTGGATGCATCTTTGATAAGAGGGCTATCACGCGTTTCATTGAATGATATTTGTGGGTCTTTTTCAGCAAGTCCAATCTGATTCGCATCATTGGTTTTGTTGTTAATTATATCAGCATTATAATAGATGTAATTGGGTAACCCATCATTTCCCATTCCTTCTGTCGTAAAACTTGATGAATACATTATATATATTAGTTATATTATTATTTTATAATCATTTCTCTAGCCAATGATAGACTAACGCGGATACAAAATCATCAGCAGATAATTTAGATTTATCAATGATACCTTTGTATTTCTTTAAAGAGAATGGCGCATAGAGTAGTCTAGCACAACAATGTTTACCACATGTGGCAACGTTCGGTGAACTACTTTGGAATTGATGAGTATTATAGAATACTGGCTTTCCGGACGATCTCAAAAGCGTTGTCAGATATGGATGGTCAATATCAAGAGCTTCTAAACGTGCTTTACCAAGACCTTTCTTTGGAGCTTCTGGTTTATCACCATATGAGTCGTAGTACTCGATACTATCTGGCTTATCAATGAGGCAAACCCAATGACCACTGTTAGCACTCATACTAGGACATAATAATATAGCTCTTCCTTGGTCATCAAATAAATCATTTATTGTGATGTCTTTTAGCTGAGGATAATTCCATATCTTAACATTACCTAATACTTTACGAATATCATCGTCTGATAATGGATATTCTTTTATTTCGTTCATTATATTAAGTCAATTTATTTTCTATTGACTTAATATAAAATGGCTTATGTTCAATGGAATGACTTTACAACATATGTACTTAATGATGTTGTAGAATATACTGCACTTCTGTTCGAGGCTACCGTTACAAATACAAATGTACTACCACTTCCCATGAATGCTACATGGATATTGATAGGTGCTGCAGCGGGTGGTTTAGTTCAAACTCTTTCCTTAGCTGGTGACACGATATCATTGGATCCTTATGGAAGTTCCGTTAATGTAGCTTCTGCTACTTCAGTTGCTTCTGTCGTTACAAAGACTCAGAATATTACAACGATAGGTATTACAACAGATATATCTGGAACAGTGACAGCACCGACACAATTACCAGCAGATGATAGTACTAAGATTGCTACAACAGCATATGTGAAATCAGTTGTGTCTAGCGGTGGTGGTGGAAATATGCTTTTTAGCGGTCCTTCTGCTATAGGCAATCATTGTGTATCCAGTGGTGTTACTGGTGAAACATATATGACTTCTTCTCTTAATGAGAGTCTTCTTACTTTTAACTTTGGAGGTAAAGATGTAACAAATACGAATTCAATTACTTCAACTTCTTCGCTTGGTCTGAATGCTACAACAGATATTAATATAAATGCTACACAAGTGAATAGTTGCCCTATACAAGTTGGAGTGCCGGGTAGTGCGAACACTTATGTAGGCAACACATACCTAAGAGTACGAAATGGTACAACTCCAACTATTTATACTGATATCACACCTACTCAAGTACAATTAATAAATGGTTCTGACAATTCTAAACTAACATATGATAAACTTTACAGTAATTCTAATAACGCAACGACAATAAGTATTATTGATATTGCGAATGATTACGCATCTGGAACACTGAATGTAGATAATATTACATCTGGTAGTCTTTTAACATTAACTGCTCCTCAAATTGCGATAGATACATCCAATATAAATCTTTTACAAGGGACAATCTTACAAACAAATGACAATTTAGCAGTCGTTTCTCATGCTGGAACATTGAATCTTTCTACAGAAAATGGGACTTTAAACATCTTTACAAATGGTCTATCTCCTCAAGATGTAGCTATTAATTCTACTCAAGATGTTCTCATCAGTTCTACAAGAAATATTATAACTGATTCAACCAACAATACTACTATGAATACGACTGGTACTTTTGGAATAACGGCTGGAAATAATATTGGTATTACTGCGAACGGTACTTCTCATAATATCACTGCGACTGCGACTGGTGCTATTAATCTAACGGCTACTGGTAATGTGAATGTAAATGCGAGTCAAGCCGAGTTCTCTGCTACACCTATTCATACATCAAGTTCAACCACTGCGAACTCTTTCATCAAGATTGGTGGGACATCGGCAGAAGTCCTACTAGCAGATGGAACTACCGCTCCTTATAACTCTGGTGGGTCTGGTGGAAATTATTTCTTGTACCAATCCTCAACAGACACAACTGTACCGCCTTCTATATCACAACACGTCCAATACAACAATAGTGTCCAACCATCGGCAACCATTGTATGGATTAATCATATTACTGATGACAATATTGACATTGATTTCTACTTAGCCCAAATAGGATTAGGTGATATTCTTTACTTTCAAGACAGAAACGACTCTACGAACTGGATAAAGTATGCGGTAACAAGTGTTACAATTATTCCAAACGACTATGTTACATATGGTGTCACATATGTGAATTCAGAAGGAACTGGTAGTACCAACTTCCCTAACAATCACCCCATATTCTTCACTTCGTATGTAGACAGTGCTACAATCAACACTCGTTTGAATGCGTTAGAACAGAAGACCGTTTATCAATCCACTCCTACTTTGAACCAGACGAACTTTGCGGGTACAGTCTATGCTGACACTCTTAAAATTGCTACTGGAACTGCGAGTCAGTACTTGATGGCTGATGGTACTACAAGTGCTTTAACAACGATAGGAACAAGTGGCGTTGGGACTTCACTGGTGAAAACTGGTACGAGTCCTTCTTTTGTACTGAATAGTTTAGCAGTTTCTACTGGACTTTCATCTAATCTGGCTGGTGATACTATCACTTTGACCAATTCCAGTCCAGCCTCTGATATTTCTCTGGCTTCCTCAGGTAGTGGTACGACCCTCCTAAATTCAACGACAAATCCGAGTTTTTCTACGAAAAGTTTAGCTGTAGGAACGGGACTTTCAATCGCATCCACGACGGACACGATTACATTGACGAATACAGTGACTGGTTCTACATTAGCGAATGCGGGTGCGGGAACTTCCCTTGTTGTAAGTGGTACGGCCCCTTCGCTAAGCGTAAAATCTCTTTCAAGTGGTACTGGAATTACTTTGAATGATGCGTCTAATAATATAGAGATTGTTAATTCATCACCCGCAAGTGGTATTTCCCTTTCAAATGCTGGTACTGGAACATCTCTACTATCAAGTACATCTAATCCTACTTTTTCTACAAAGTCTTTGACGGCTGGGACGAATATTACCTTCACAAGTACCGCAAATGATATAACAATTAATTCAACGGGTGGTGGTGGCGGTACTTACACATTTACGAATGGTGGTACTGGGACGACTCTTGTTTCAACTTCTTCTACATCAACTGCTTTTCAACCAGTAAGTATAACTGCTGGTGCGAATTGTTCTATAACATCATCTGGGACGGATATTGTAATAGCTTCATCGGGTGCTTCTGGAACAAATACAATTAGTGTTGTACTTGAGGCATTAAGTGCTTCTACTTTTTACCCTACATTTGTAAATGGTGCTGGTACTAAAACAGTCCTAAATTATGATAGTGGTATGTCATATATTCCTTCTACTAACGCATTAACTACAAGTGCTTATTTTGCCTCTGGTAAATATACATCATCTCTTGCTCTTACTTCTATTGCCTTTGAAGGTTTAGCACGAACATCTCAGAAAGTAACTACTACAGATGGTAGTGCTTTTACTTCAACTTATTATCCTACTTTTGTACCATCATCTTCAAGTCAAAACGAGCAATCTGTTAATACTGATAGTGCTCTAACATACATTCCATCTACAAATACATTAACTGTTCAAAATCATAATGGTACTCTATTTACTGCTACTACAAGCAGTCCAACGATTGGTTTTGTAGGACACGCTACAAGTGCCTCACAAGTTCAAACAATAGATGGGTCGGCTTTTACATCTGCTTACTTTGTTTCATTTGTACCAGTTTCAGCAAGTAGTCCATCTCAAGCAGTATATACTGATTCAGCATTATCTTATATTCCTTCTACAAATACTTTAGGATTATCGGCTACGACCAACTTTACTGGTATTCTTTATACCAGTAGTAATATTGCCCTTGTTGCTGGTTTCGTAGGGACGGCAAGTAGAGCCTTAGAACTATCTCAAACGAATGTTGATTCTGCTACTGCTACTTATTATCCGCTATTAAGCACTTCATCTGCGTCTTCTACTACACTTAATCCATCAGAAGCGATGGCTGTTGACAGTGGGTTGTCTTATGTGCCTTCCACAAATACTCTCACTGCGACTACATTTGTAGGTGCTTTAACTGGTACTGCTTCAAAAGCGACAAATATAGTTGGTACTGGAACGAATCAGTTAGTTATTCAGACGGCTCTAGATACTACTTCAACAAGTGCGTTGGCGAATGGTGCTTCTGGTACATTCTTAAAATCAAACGGTGCTACATCTCTACCATCGTGGGTTGCCTCTTCTACTCTTGGGTTTCAGATGAGTTTTGGTGGTAAAATCATATTAGCCAATGAATATTTATCACCTAATAAGTTTGCCGACCCATCAAGCTCTGGTATTACTACCGCATCTTACTTGACAGATTGGAAATGTCCCGTTGCTTGTAGTATTACTGCTTGGTCTACTGCGGTTCAAACGACAGCTGTAGCCAGTTTGACAATTATCATAGCTGGATTTGCTGGAACTGCTATAACGGGTGCTGGAACTTCTTCTACAAACACTGGTACAATTACTGCCCGAGCTGTTGCTGCGGGAGATGTTATACAAGTCAGAATGACTGGTATAACTGGTGGAACTTGTGTGACATTATATTTTACTTAATATTCTACTCAGAAATGACCATCAGCCCCATGGAATACGGCTTTACATATTAATAATCTACAAGAACAACGGCGAGTGCTTTACAATATGATTTAATTTATAAATATCTAATAGGAATGTTCACAAGAGGAAGTTTAATACAACCCAAACCACCTAATGAGCTTGTGAGAGCCGAGCAAGAACACGCTTTTCATATAGAAGATGTCAAAGTAGATGCAGATGTAGAGATTAAAAGAAGAACCTTGACAAGTTGCTGTTTTAGAATTGATAGAGAGATGAGTTATTTTATAGGGAAAATAACAATATCTTTGTTAATTGTTGGATTGAGTTCTTACGAACTCATAATGAATAAAGGTGATTGTTCTACCTCAATAGCGTACGGTGGCTTCCTTTCTACTATCATCGGATTTTGGCTTGGAAAGGCTTCAAGTTAGGGTGTTATCTTGATATATTTCTTATCCTATTAAAAATAAGAAATAAATCAATATTAGGAGTCGTATATTACATTATGTTTTGGGTCGGAATCTATTAATCCACTGAGCCATGAAAAATCATCATCTTGTGGATATAGCTTTATAAAATCTTCCCTTAGTTGTTGTAGGATTTTTGACGCTGTTTTACTATCAAAGTAGTGTTCTAAGAGAGAAATAAAATCATTTGATTTTAGTTTAGGAGGTAACGATCGGCCGCGTACCAGATTATCTATCCATTGTTCAAGCCAAAAGCAATGATGTGCATCGGCCGTATATCCTATAATCTTTTTAGCAGTTCCTTTTGAGATTAGAGGTTTCATTACTAGTACCAAATAAAATCTATTAGGTCGACAAATGGGTGAATTTAATTTTAACGTTGCTTTTTTGAAAATATTCAATTCTTAATAGTCGAAATGGGTGAAACCAGAATCTATTTCTTGATTTAAGCTCTTAATAATACAAACTCTCAACATCATGTCATTTTTATCCATTCTTAGCATTAGAAATAAAATCTATAAATATACCCCTTTTTACCATCTTTTTATAGTGTTCTAAGTAATCTATTAATCGTGAAGACTTTTTTTTTCTCTGAGTCTTATAAATCGATCATTGATTTTTTTGAGTCCTACCCCAAAATAATTATCTGAAAAGCCCGAAAAAAATCTATAAAAAAGGGGGTTTTTATAGATTTTATTTCTAATGTTAAAAATGGATAAAATGACACTAACCAAAATCATTTTGTGTTACTCACACC